TATGCACGCGGTCAGGCTTCGCAGATCGAACAGACGGCCGCTATTCGTGCAGGACAGAACGCTACCATGACAGCGCTCGTGAACGAACTTCGCAGTTGTCCTATCCCGGCGCAGCCTGTATACGGTTATCAACCGATTTTCACCTGCCCGAACAACAACAACAATTGCGGTTGCGGTTGTGGCGTGTAAGGGGTGATACTATGGCGGCGGAATATCTAGCTAATGCAGTACAGGCGGTGAACCTAAATGCACCAGTTATTTTCAATGCTTCTATTCCTTGTCGTCGAGGTTATGTATACCACGAGGACGAAACAGGAATTTTTATTCTACGCGGTATCACTAATGGTCAGTGCTTTGCAACATATCAAGTCACGTTCAACGGCAATATTGCGGTACCTGAGGGCAGCACGGCGGCGCCTATAGCGGTAGCAATTACCGTACAGGGAGAGCCCCGTCTTACGTCGAGAGCGATTTATAGCCCGACGGTTGTAGGTGATGATGGCTACGGAAACGTGACAAGCACGGCCATTATCAAGGTTCCTAAAGGTTGTTGCTTAACAGTATCAGTAGAAAGTGTCCCGGCGGTATCGGATCCGACGGCTACACCGGCACCTGTTATCAACGTACAGAACGCGAACCTTGTAATTGACCGTATCGCGTGAGAAAGGAGGCAGACTATGCACGAGCTTTACGAGCTGAAAGAAAAGCTGATGGACGAGCTGAAAGAGTACGGATCGAAAGACGAAATGACGGCCGGCACACTTGACGTGGTGGACAAATTAGCCCACACAATAAAGAATCTTTGCAAGATCATTGAGGACGCCGAAGAATACTCCGGGGCGTACCGTGGCGGCTCCTACGAGAGCGACACCATGCGCGGCGGTTCCTATATGGGCGGTTCCTACGCACGAGGCGGCCGTGGTGGTTCCTCTTATGCAAGAGGACGCGGCAGGAACGCAAGACGTGACGCTATGGGGCGTTATTCCTCAGACAGCGAAATGATTGTAGACCAGCTTAGAGACCTCATGGACGAGGCGCCGGACATGAAAACGCGGCAGGAGATCGAAAGACTTGTTAAGAAGATGGAAAACGTATGATTACTGAGTTTGACTTGAGAGAGGCTATAGCGGAATGTGAGGGGGTCAAACACCCAACGGCCAGTACGTGCCTTAAATTAGCCGCGTATTACACCATTCTCAAGCAAATGCAAGGCGCCGACGCTGAGCCGGAAAAGATAACGCCGGTTCGCTATTCTTACGAGACGCGCGACGAAGTGCAATACTCAAGTAGTGAGTTTTCTCAGATCGTCAAGGAAAAGGGAATAAACAAGTGTTTTCCTGTTATAGACGAGATAATAGGCGTGCTGGGTATACTTAGCCCGGGTACGTATCAGAACGCATTACAGAAGTTGCGCAATGTTTGACAAACAGGGTGCGGAAACGTAAAATAGAAAGCGACAATATTACACAGTTGCTTACACAATCTCCATCTACAGGGGGGGCGGGTTGTACCACCGCCCCTCTTTTTTTGTGCGTTTTGTTTCAATTTGTTACATTTTGTTTCAAAATGTATTGACATATTTTATGCAAAGCGCTAGACTTTAAGTGTAATTTTTTTACGAAAGGAGGTTAAACGATGGCAGGTGGGATCCGTGAACAGATGATTACATACCGGGCAAAGCACAACATAGGGCAAAGAGAATTCGCCCGACGTTGCGGGTTGTCCACGGTTACTGTAAACAGTGTAGAAAACGGACTACAGGAACCGACAGAACGAACCATAGCAAAGATCATGCTAGTCATTGAAGGAGGGAAAGATAATGACGCTGTACGAGATCGAAAGACAGATTGAAGAGGCCATAGACAAGCTGTTTTCTGCAGTAGACGAGGAAACAGGCGAGGTTGACGAGGCCGCGTTGCACGCGCTGGACGAGCTCAAGGCTGAGCGTGCCGTTAAGATGGACAACATAGGCGCGTACATTAAGAACCTTGAAGCGGAAGTTGTGGCGCTGAAAGAGGAAAGCAAGGCACTTGCTAAGCGCGCCGACACTAAGGCTAGAAAGATCGAACGCCTGAAAGAGTATGTTGCAAACAACATGCTGAGCCGGTCAGAGACAAAGTACGAGAGTACGCGTGTTGTGTTCTCATTCAGAAAGTCCGAAAAGGTTGTTATTCGAGACGAGAACGCAATACCGAAAAAGTACCTTGTTAAGAAAGTCGAATTCGCGCCGGACAAGGTAGCTATTAAGGCGGCGCTGAAAGCTGGTTCTAAGGTGCGCGGTGCTGAGATTGTAGAAAATCAGAATTTACAGGTCAAGTAGAAAGGAGATTACAGAAATGAAAAGCAACAAGAATATTGTCAAGGTGTACCCGGACACGCTGAAAGAGCTTGCGGCCGCTAAGGCTATTACACTAACTGAGCTTGCGACGGCGTGCGGCTGGGACGGATCGTATTTCACTGCTCCTAAGATCGAAAACAGGGGCGGGATCAGGGCGTCAGACGCAATGTTTATCTGCCAGTACCTTAACTGTTCTATGGACGCGTTGACTGCAGTCCCGTCGGTTAAGGCACCTAGCACGTTTTCTATTAAGGACGTTTCGGACGAGGAGCTTATTCAAGAGCTCATGCGCCGGCTTTTGAAAGTCAGGAGGTAAGTTATGGCGGTTAAGATCACTTTTATCATTTGCGCGACGCTGGTAATTATTTCGATTATCAGTGCAATTAAAGACCACGACAAGGGAGGCAAGTAAGCATGGCGGAACAGAATATCAATGAGAAACTGCTTGCTATTCAGGCTGTTCTCAAGGCACCTAAAAATCAGACGAACACGTTCGGTAAATATAAGTACAGATCGTGCGAGGATATTTTAGAGGCAGTCAAGCCGCACCTTATCAATGCGGGCGTGTGTCTTACATTGTCCGACGACATTGTGGAAATTGCCGGGCGCGTGTACGTCAAGGCAACGGCAACGGTGGCGAACAGTAACGGCTCCAAGAGCGTAACGGCTTATGCACGTGAACCCGAGGAAAAGAAAGGCATGGACGACAGTCAGATCACCGGGACGGCTAGTAGCTATGCGAGAAAGTACGCACTTAATGGCCTGTTCGCCATTGATGATACGAAAGACGCCGACACGGACGAACACGCAAAAGCGCTAGTAAAAGCACCGGGAAAGTCGGCACCCGAAAAGAAAGCAAAAGCGGCACCCGCTGAGCCCATTCATGCACCTGAGCCGGAGCCCGTCGGCTTGCCGTTCGATACATGTAGTGTGTGTGGTTCATTCATTACGGCGTATCAGGTCAAGGACAAGACGGGAAAGGTTATCAAGACATACCCGCAAGAGGCTATTGTGGCGCGTTCTAATGAGCTTTACAAGAGGCCTGTATGTATGCAGTGCATGATGATAGACGCCGACAGAAAGAAAAAACAGGGAGGAATAAACAATGCTTAATGTATTTTGTGGAATGGGTAGAATGGTTAAGGATCCTGAGCTGAAACAGACAAACGGTGGAACGGAATACGTGCGGTTCACGCTTGCTATTCAGAGGGACTTCAACCGGGATCAGACAGACTTTCTTGATTGTATCGCGTGGCGACAGACGGCAACGACAATCTGTAATTATGTGCACAAGGGCGACCGTATCACGGTGAACGGATCAGTAAGCACAAGCATGAGCGGCGAGGGCGACAACAAGCGCAAGTATACCGAGATCACCGTAAACAATATCGGTTTTGTTGAGACTAAGGGACAGCAGAAAGAGGAGCCCGCTGAGGTTATCGAGCCGCCCGAGGTTGTAACAGGCACGGACGATGTAACCGGCACACTGCCTTTTGACTTGATGGGCAATTACTGAGGTGGAAAATGGGAAAGAATTACTGGTACAAAATGCCGTGTAATTTCTTTAAGAGACACGACATAATGATATTACGATCATTGCCGGACGGCGACGCACTTGTTGTCTGTTTTCTTATTCTCATAGGTGAGGCGGTTCACCATGACGGGTACCTGAGATTTTCTGAGGACTTGCCGTATACAGTCGAGGACTTAGCCGTTATATGTGGCGTAAATAGTAACGCTGGAGTAACGCGTTACGTAACGGAGAATAACGCGTTACGTAACGGCGTTACGGAACCGTTACGTAACGGAGAGCGTAACACGTTTATTCGTTACGTAACGGAAACGTTACAAAAACGCGGCTTAATTGAGATCGAAAAAGACGGTACAATTTTTATCCCACTAGCACAAGAAATGGTTGGAAATGCCGACACAACGAACGCTGAGCGACAGAAGCGCCACCGTGAAAAGCTGAAAAATCAGGCACCTTCGGACTTGTCAGAAAGTGTTGACAGTAACGGCAACGTAACGCGTTACGTAACGGACGGAGTAACGGGGAGTAACGCCGTTACAGTAACGGTATATAAGAGTAAGAGTAAGAGTAAGAGTAAGAATATTATAGAAAGAGATAAAGAGAAAGAAAACGGGCGTGACGATCACGCCCCGCGCGCACGGTTTGTTAAACCTACTCTTGAGGAAGTGAAAGCGTACTGTAAGGAACGCAAGAACAATGTGGACGCTGAGCGGTTCTACTCTTACTATGAAAGCAACGGGTGGCGCGTCGGCAAGAACCCCATGAAAGACTGGAGGGCTTCTGTAAGGACGTGGGAAAGAAACGGCGTTGACAGTGAAAGCAAGAAACAGGCTACACCGGCACCCGAGATCCCGTACATGCACAAAGAGTACAACGCGGCCGAACAGGCACAGAAAGAAATGGACGACCTAGACGCGTTGCTGGGTGACAATATCTAAATGGAGGTTTAAGAATGAATAGCAACATGGTAAAAATCAACGGCTCCGCCTTGATGGAATACATTAGAAAAAACGGTATAGACGACAGGGCGCTTTCTATCAAGCTGGGATATTCAAAGAATTATATTTCGGGTTGCGCGGCGCGCTCCATTATCAGGAACCGGGTAATAGAGGACTTGTGGAACGAGGCAAACATACCCTACACGGTATACATGCTTGCTGAGAATAACGAACAGGACGAAACCGAGGCACCGAAAGAAGGTGAGCTTGTAACGGTCAAGCCGCATGAATTCTACGACGTTATCTATACGGCTGTTAGTGCGGCTATTAAAGACAATCAGTATGAGCTTTACAAGGCCGTGCTGGGTGCTATGAGGAAAGCAAACGAGACGTGCAACGATAACAGGAGGTAAAAAGAATGGGGGCTGATAATTTTGAGTGGATCCCGACGGCTGAGAAAGTCCCGGACGAGCGCGGCTATTACCTTGCATGTAATGGCCGGGGCGAAGTATTCATTTCGGACTACATACCGAGACATGGAAAGTTACCCGCAATATGGTGGAATGTAACGAACGGACTTTTAACCGCTGAGCGGGTTATAGCGTGGGCTACATTGCCCGAACCGTACAAAGAGGAGGAATAAATGCGACAGATCGAGGAATTCTTAGCAACTCCGGCCGGGCAGACAGTGTGTGTGATTGTTTTGGTACTGGGTATTGCGTGTATGATAGCACTTGAGATTTTCAATGAGAAATGGAGGTAAGTATGAAAAGGGTATCAGATTTCTTTCTGTACATGACACAGATCCCGGCCGGGACAGCGCAACAGAAACGCACGAACAGGTACACGGGCGCTTTCTTTGAAAGTGAGACAGTGAGACGGGCTAGAACGATGTATACGGCCTTGCTTATGCCATATAGGCCAAAGACACCGTACAAGGCACCGCTTGCCGTAAATGTCACGTTTGCGTATTCCATTATTGACAAAAAAAAACGGGGCAAGGACAAGACGAGCCGCCCGGACGTTGACAACCTTGTCAAGCTGTTTCTTGATTGCATGACGGCTTGCGGGTTTTGGTACGACGACGCCGACATAGCAGACCTGAGAATTAAGAAAATCTATTCGGACATAGACGACGCATGGATCCATGTCACTATTGACGAGATAGGAGGACAAGATGGACGTTAAGAGACGAGACACGGGCGAGATCATAATAACGTGCGGAAACGAAAAAGACGCACGCAAGGTTGTAAACGCGCTTGAGACGCAAGACATATACTGGGGCACGTTTGAGCCGGACACCTACGAGATCACAGAAGATACGATAATTTGCGAGACGTGCGCGTGCCGGCCTGTATGTGAACAGCTCAAGAACGACGGTGTAAAGATCGTGAGCTGTAAACAGTGGAAATATGGAGGTAAAACTTAATGACAATTAAAGGAAACGTACATTTGCTGTTTGAACAGAGTGGAACATTTAAGAACGAATTCAAAAAACTAGGTATAAATGCTAGTGACTACGATATTCAAAATAATTTCGGCGAAACAGATCATATAATTGATTTGTTCGCCGAGATCGACAACGCATACGAAAACAAAAAAAGCATTTTTGACACTTTTACAAAAGACGACTTAATAATAGCATTTTACCCGTGTATATATTTTTGCGCGACTAGTCAAATGTCATTTTATTTGACATGTATAAACTACAGATGCATGACATTTGAGGAAAAAATAACAGAGATCCTAAAAAGAGCAGAAAAAAGGGAAGAATTCTATAAAAGACTTATAAAGTTGTGCGCTGTATGTCAGACAAGAGGCTTGAGGCTTATTGTAGAAAACCCGTGGAGTGAGCAAACATACCTAAAAACGAATTTTATAAAAGTGCCGGACTTAGTAGACAAAAACAGAATGTTGCGCGGTGATTATTTTATGAAACCAACAGCGTACTGGTACTGGAATTGCGAACCGACAACAGGTTATAGCTATCAGCAAGACAAACAAAAGAAAACTATAATGTCAACAAAAGGTAGCAGTAAGGCTGGTTTGTGTTCGGAAGATAGATCCATGATAAGCTCAGATTATGCAAGAAATTTTATATGTGATTTTATTCTAGGTAAAGAACAGAAAATGTCACAAATTTCTATTTTTGAAATAAAAGAAGGTGAAATGAAATGAAATTAGTAATAGATATTCCTGAAGAATATTACAAAACCATAAAAGAAACTAAAAAGGAAGTTGTACCTATCGGCTGGGCATCGATACGAGATGGAATTAAGTACGAAGAAAGACCACAGTCACAAGAAGATAAGAAAACAAAGAAATGCCCGGTATGTGGAAATGATTTATATGAATATTGCTTTTCATGTTGTTATGAAGGAGAGAAGGTGACGTAGAATGAGTGGCGGTTCTTATGATTATTTGTATCTCAAGGAAACAGAAGATTTATTTAAGTTAGACAATATCAATTATCTTTCTGATATGGCAGTCGTGTTATCAAAAGAAGGGTATGAGGACGTGTCAAGGGACGTTGTAAGGCTTATTGAATATATTAAGTCGGCATGGAACAGAGTAGACGTACTGAGAGAACAATTAAGTGACGTTATGCGTTCTGTAGAATGGTTCGATAGTCTTGATTTTGATCTGGATACTCTGAAAGAACACATAGAAATGTACAGACTAGATAAAAAGGACTTGAAAGAGGGTGACGGTAATGCAGACGAAATACCGAAAGACTAAGCGGCTTATGGAAGTAACCGGGCTTAGCAAGAAAGAATGTCAGACGTTACTCAGATCGTGTAAATGGGACTACGACGCGGCGTATGAGAGTACATTGCTTGCCGGGGTTGACTGGGCGGCCGTCGGTGATGGGTTAGTAAAAGCGATAAACGCGCTTACCAACATGATAAACAGACTGGCGGAAGAATTGCCGAAAATTCTAGACACGATAGTAGAGACCGCGCAAAGGCTTGCAGATAAGGAGGAACAGGAAAATGAACCTATACAGAAAGATCATTAAAAAGTTATTCTACAAGGCGTTCCCGGAAATGCGGGCGCAAGAATACACAAGGATCATGAGTGTGACGGTGGAACCTGAAACGATAAAAGCATGTGCCGTAGAAAAAAAGGAAATCGTAAAGGCGAATTTAGACGAGATTGTAGACTATAAACTTGTGCCTGAAATAGCAACACAGCTAAGGTTAAGAGGACTTGTACATGTGGAAATAAAGACGGATCATTTACTAGACGACATGTGCGACGTATTCGCGACTGTATGCGCAATATATCCCGACGACTTAAAGGCGGTGAAAAAATGACAGAGAAAACGTTGACTGAGATCACGACAAAAGTGTGCGATATTTTCAGTAATGCGAAATTTTATGACTGTATGTTTTGCAAGTGTGAGACGGGGCTGGAATGTTTTGATTGTAAAAATAAACATACGGTATTTTCCCTGCTTGCAATTATAGCGTCATTGCATAATGAGCTTTACAAAGAGGTAACGGGCAAGTATTACGACTACATGTTTCACTGGGCGAACTTGGGGTACGGTGGATCACCGAACGACAGTCTATTCAAAGAGAAAAAAGGCGATGTGGAATGAGGGCTAGAAACGAGGAGCGAAATAAACAGGTGCTTGAGGACAGGCGCGCCGGGCTGAGCTACAACGAAATAGCTAGAAAGTACGGACTAAGCAAGGCGCGCGCTAGAACGATCATATTTAACCAGCAACGCTGGGAGCACGAGGACAAAATAGTTAAGATCAGACGGCAACCCGTAAGAAAGGAGAGACACACAATGCGCTGTATGAAATGCGGTTCTGAGATATACCCGGGTGCGGCGTTCGCAATGATTGTTAAGGACGAGAAAGTGCTGGGGTACATGTGCCTTGACTGTTCGGACATTGAGGACGACGCGGAAACAAAAAAGGAGGGCGAGTAAATGTACATTGCACCGATAGAGATGGAAACAACGATCCGTAGTATGGCCGACATGATAGCGGCAGAAACGGACAAGGCAATTATGGAGGCTGTTTTTACGGTAGGCGTCAAGGTGAACCGTTACGAGCTCATGAAAGCCCTTGCATACGACCGCAAGCAGTACGAACAGGGTTATAATGACGGTAAAGCCGACGCAAGACGCACGGGGCGGTGGGTGGCTGTAAAGAGCGCTAATAGCCCTAGAACGCGTCGCATGTGTTCGGAATGTAAGACAATAGACACGCACAAGGAAAGCCCGTTTTGCCCGCATTGCGGCGCGCTGATGGTAAAAGGAGTAAGATCATGACAGTAAGACAGGCGGCGAAGGAGTACGGCGTGGCCGTGCGAACAATCAGGCAATGGATCAGAGACGGTAAGTTGATAGTCGAGAAAGAAAAGAACGGCCGTTACTGGGATATTAAGGGAAAGACAGAGGAACGGGCGCATGAGTGAGTTTATACTAGGCGACTGCATGGAACACCTAAAAGAGTACCCGGACGGGTATTTTGAGCTTGCTATAGTGGATCCACCTTACGGCGGCGTTACTCAGGGCGGGTATGCAACGAATAAGATTTCGGGCGGGGTAGCACGTAACAGGAACGATTACCACTTAGCGTTATGGGCGCAGAAGGCACCCGAAAAGGAGTATTTTGACGAATTGCGCCGGGTGTCGAAAAACCAGATTATATGGGGGGGTAACTATTTCGCGCACTTGTTACCACCGTCTCAGTGCTGGGTGGTATGGGACAAGGTAAAGCCTGCAGGTGTCGGGTATGCTGATTGTGAGCTTGCATGGACGAGCTTTAACAGGGGCGCTAAGCTGTTTCAGTTTGCATGGAATGGAATGATACAAGGCGACATGAAGAACAAAGAGACAAAGATACACCCGACACAAAAGCCCGTGGCGCTGTATAAATGGCTATTGCGGAATTTTACGGACATGGAAAAGCCCGGGGTTATCCTAGACACGCATGTAGGATCCGGCAGTAGTCTCATAGCGTGCCACGACTTAGGGTACGAGTACGTAGGGTTCGAGATCGACGAGGTGTATTACGAGAACGCAAAGAAACGGTTACACGAACAGACAAGGCAGATCAGTATATTTGAATTGCTGAAATAATGTGGTATATTAGAAAAGAGGAGGGCTATTCAAGTGAAGATAACGTACAAGAACCCGAAAAAGCTGATACCATACGAGAATAACGCAAAGCTACACCCGGAAGTACAGGTGGAGCGTATCGCTAATTCTATTCGGGAATTCGGGTTTCAACAGCCCATTGTTATAGACAAGAACAATGTTGTAGTTATCGGACACGGGCGCCTTATGGCCGCGCTGGAGCTTGACTTGCCCGAGGTACCGTGCGTATGCGCAGACAACCTTACAGGCGAACAAATCAAGGCGCTGAGGCTTGCCGACAACAAGGTAGCGGAAAGCGGATGGAGTGAAAACCTGTTAAGCATGGAATTGTCAGAGATCACGGGAATAGATATGACAGAATTCGGGTTCGAGATCGACTTGAGCGGGCTCAGTTTCGAGAACGGCGACGACGAGTACGACGGCAGGTTAGAGATCGACGACCGCCCGCCGGCGTTTCAACACAATTCTTTTGAGAACCAAGACCGCATGCAGTTTCCGTGCGTGGGGTTCTATGGTATACCCGTTATGGAAAAGACAGACACGGTAGGCGATAAGTTTTTGAGGTTCTGCGACTGGAAAGAAGAAACAGACCTATCTCAGTTTATCGCCCATTTCTATTATGACGATTACAAATTCATGAGCGCGTGGAGGGAGCCGGACAAGTACATAGACAGGCTTAAACAGTTTAAGGCCGTTGTAAGTCCTAACTTTTCCCTGTATACCGACTTTCCACGCGCGCTGCAGATACTTTCTTGTTATCGCCGGCAATGGTGCGGCGCTTTTTGGCAGGATCAGGGTATAGACGTTATACCCGGAGTAGTATGGGGCGACCGTGAAAGCTACACATACTGTTTTGACGGGATCCCGGCGGGTGGTACCGTGGCCGTTTCTGCTGTAGGCGTCCGTAATGACGATAACTGGAACGGCAAAAATGATAATCTTTTCGTGTCCGGGTACAACGAAATGATAAAGAGGCTTAACCCTACGACAATATTGTATTACGGTGATATGATAGATGGCGTAGAGGGAAATATTATCCGTATACCGTCATTCTATGCAAACAAACGCGAAAAACTCAATGAAATGTCAAAGACACGCAAGTCAAACATGGAACAGGAAGAACAATAAATACAGGCCGGGGCACAAGAGAACCCCGAGAAAGGCAGGAGAAGAAAATGGGATCAGGTAGTAGCCCGGGTGGAGTTACACGAAACAAGAGCGGCGGCTTAAAGCCGGGTGACATTATTTCTGAGGAGGACATGCTGTATTCAGAAAGCACAACCCGCAACCCGTCTATTGACGAGGCGTTAAGTGTGGATCGTGCGATTGTTGGCATGTACGGCGAGGGCGCCGTGGTTAGTAGTCTAGTAGTAGGCGACCTTAGAGACGGTTCTGTAATGGGATATTACAAGCAGGACGGCACACTGGGTATTTCGGGCACGTTCATGGAAAGTGAGAAAATGACGGGCGCGTATGACGCGTGTGTGGCCGCAGGTTTTCACCCGTCACGAGGTAACAAGACAGGAACAGAGGCCGTTGTTGCTCATGAGTACGGGCACGCCTTGAACGACAAGGTGGCGCAGAAGCTGGGAGTGGACATGGACACGGCCGCTAAGAAGATCGTGTCAGAGGCGAGGAAACAGACAAAGACAAAGACCGGCAAGAGTAAGCACCGGGGTATCGTACAGTTTGAAAACGCAATTTCACGGTACGCAACAACAAATGAGGCTGAGGCTATAGCTGAGGCGTTCTCCGACGTTTTCTGCAACGGCGGAAAAGCTAAGGCTGAGAGTAAGGCCATTATGAAAGTTTTAGATGGGTACATGAAATAAAAAGGAGGTGTAAGCAATGGCAAAGAATGATAAGATCACATATTCTGAGCCGTCCGGGTATCTTCCGAAAGAGATCAGGGAAAAGTTTTTCGGGAAACAGGCGACTAAGAAAACCAGCAAGAAGCCGACAAGCAAAAAGAAGTGATACGGCGGGGGCGGCGAGTGTGTCGCCCCTATTTGTTACAGGAGGACATTATGGGATCAGGTGAGAGCCCGGCCGCTAAAATGGCAATGACACAAGCAACCCGTTTTGATGGTTTAAGACCACTTACAAGCAAGAAAGGCGACGTTACATTACAATCTGTTTCTGCAGATGGTAAGAAAATCGCTGTAGTGCTTGATAAGAATTCGTTGATTGAAAGATACGACGACGACGGCCGCGCGTTTTATCTGAGTACCGGCGAAGGTACGGCCGTTAAGCTGGAACCGTGGCAAGTGTCGGCACAAGGAACAACGGTAGACGCAAAAAGCGCCGGGGCGCACGTTGTTGTTTTGGATCAGTCTACTTTTAATAGACAGACTGTTAGCATGAACACTCCCACAAACACGAAAGGTGATTTCAAAACGTATAAAAAAACCGCGCAAATGCAAAGCAAGGCGCAAGGCGATAATTACGGTATGGGTTTTGTGTCCGGGTTCGACAGCAACGACAACCCGACTACATTTGAACCTGTATTCAAGGAGTCGGGGTACGGTAAGTCGTACACGAAAAAGAAGAAAAAGTGAAAATTCGACAATAAAACGTCAAAATTTGCACAAAATGTGCAAAAACAGGCTTAAAAAAGGTAGAAAATGGCAAGACACGACGGGAAGGACAATTTAATACCTCTAACCACGGATAAGGCACGGGAGATAGGTTTGAAAGGTGCTAAGGCGTCGGCACAGTCCCGGCGCCGTAAGGCTGATATTAAAAAGACCGTTTCGGAAGTGCTCAATAATGAATACACCATGAAAGACGGTTCGACCATGACAGGCGCGCAAGCTATGGTTATAAACCTGTTCAAAATTGCGACGGATCCGAAGAACCGGCAATGTATACAGGCAACCCGCCTTATATTCGACTTGTACGGTGTAAAGACGCAGACACGCGAAGAAAAGCGGCTTATGAACGCTCAGGTGGAATTGTTAGAAGCCCGTGCAAAGTCCATGCACGCTATGGAAGAATTGAATGTAGAGGACTTAACGCCGCTTGCCCGGTTACTTGAGATCCACGAAAGGACGGCCAACAGTGAAGAAAACACAACAGATTGACTGGGCGCCGTTCTCAGAGAAACACAAGCGATATATACAGAACGCGCTCAAGAACAAAATGAACGTTGCTGAGGGCGCTATACGATCAGGCAAGACAATAGACCACTGTATTATTGCGGCCATATACCTAGAGACGTGCAAAGATAAGATCCACCTTGCTAGTGGTTCGACAATAGGTAATGCAAAGCTCAATATAGGAGTGTGCAATGGTTACGGGCTGGAAAATCTGTTCCGCGGCCGTTGCAAGTGGGGCAAGTACCGAGACAATGACGCCCTATTTATAGCTACTCAGACGGGAGAAAAGATCGTTATATTCGTCGGCGGTGGCAAGGGTGACAGCTACAAGAAAATACTGGGTAACTCTTACGGGTTATGGATAGCAACCGAGATAAACGAGCACTACGACAGCGACGACTCCCGGACGAGCTTTATTAAGGTTGCTTTTGGCCGTCAGGTGGCGGCGGTTCGACCGCTGGTATTATGGGACATGAACCCGTGCAACCCGGCGCACAGTATCTATAAGCAATACGTAGACAAGTATTTAACGGACTACGTGGGCGGGTATCAGTACGAGCACTTCACTATTCGGGACAATCTGAGTATATCGGACGAGCGCCGGGCTGAGATCGAAAGTCAATACGAAATAGGCTCCATGTGGTACCGGCGCGATATTTTAGGCGAACGGTGCATTGCTGAGGGGCTTATATACCCCATGTGGGAGGACGCTATACAGGAACCGCCACGGGATCAGGTACCGAGTGAATACTGCGTGTCCCTTGACTATGGTACCATGAACGCGTTTTCTGCTGGGTTGTGGGGCAAGTACGGCGCCGTGTGGTACCGTATCAAGGAATTCTACTACAGCGGCCGCACTGAGGGACGGCAAAAGACAGACGAGGAATACTTGATAGACCTAGAGAACCTTGTAGCGCCTATAATGGAGGAACGTGAGGCCGCAATAGCTAGGTATGAGGCGCAATACCTTGATAAAATGCCGGTTATTATCGATCCGTCGGCGGCGTCGTTTATTACACTACTTAGAAAAAGCAAGTGGTTTAGACCGATACCGGCAGACAATGCCGTTCTTGATGGGATCAGAGACACGGCAAGCGCAATTCAGACTGAGAAAATAAAAGTTTCCCCACGGTGCAAGGCGTGGCGTGAAGAGGCTCAGGCGTATGTATGGGACGAGAAAGCGGTTAAGGCGGGCGACGATAGACCTGTAAAGATAAACGATCACGCAATGGACGACACGCGGTATTTCGTCAAAACTAAGCGAATAGCGGTGCACAAAGTGCCGTATTTTGGTAATATGATGTAAAAAGGGACAGGAGGCGAACCATGAAAACGTATCAGGACTTGTTAGAGATCACGGGCGAGGGCGTGACAAGGAACGAAGAAAAGGTAATGGAATTTGTACGCGCCACCATTGACGAGTACATGAGCGACGACCTGTATAATACGGCCGTACTTGCTGAGGAATACTATAAGAAAAAGAACCGCACTATTACAAGGTTCGAGAAAACGATTACAACGGTAACAGGGCGCATTGTGCCGGACGAATGGAGCGCGAACCACAAGGTAGTGAGCGGCTTTTTCAAGCGTTTTGTTACGGATCAGAACAGCTTTTCACTTGGTAACGGGTGCGTGTTCGGTGACAATACGACTAAGGACAAGCTGGGCGGTGTCAAGTTTGACAAGGCCGTACAGAAGGCGGGCAAGTGGGCGCTTATAGGTGGCGTATCTTACCTGTTTTGGAACCTAGACCACGCTGAGGTATTTCTTGCCCGGTCATTTGCGCCGTATATCGACGAGGAGAACGGGGCGCTCCGTGGCGGTGTCCGTTGGTGGCAGGTGTCAAGTGACAAGCCGCTAAGGGCTACACTATACGAGGAGGACGGGTACACCGAGTATATATGGAACCGTGACGAAAAAGGAAAGATCAAGACAAAAGGCGAGGTATTGCACCCGAAAGAGGGCTATATTAAGATCGAAAAGAGCGCCCCGGCCGACGAGACAACCGACATAGAGTGGCGCAATTACCCGGCGTTCCCCATTGTCCCGTTATGGGCAAATGAGGAGAGACAGTCCGAAATTATCGGTATTCAGGACGGTATAGACGCCTACGATCTTATTAAAAACGGGTTCGAAAACGACTTGGATCAAGCACAGGTTTTTTGGGTGCTCAAGTCGGCTGGCGGAATGGAAGATCCCGACTTAGCGCGGTTCATGGACAGACTGAAAAAACTAGCGGTTGCGGCTCCTGCAGATGGGCAAGAGATAGAGCCGGTTACGGTACAGATCCCGTACGAGGCTAGAGAACGGCTGCTTGATAGGCTTGAACACGACTTATACCGTGATTTTATGGCGCTTGACACCGATAAAATCGCAAGCGGTGCGGTTACGGCAACACAGATCACGGCAAGCTACAAGCCGTCGGACAGTAAAGCGACCGACTACGAGTATCAGGTGGGCGAAGCCGTTGAGGCAATTCTTGCGCTTGCCGGGATCGACGACAAAGTAACATTCCAGCGCGACTATATTGTGAACACGGGTGAAACAATAGGCTGGGTTCTGCAGTCGGCTCAGTATTTCACGCCTGAGTACGTCACAAAGAAATTACTCACATTGCTGGGTGACGGCGACCTTGCCGACGATATGATAACCGAAATGCACGAGAACGAGCTGAAAAGCATGACGGGCGCCGGGGTTATTACACCGGGCGGCGGCGCAAAGACTGAGGGCGAAGGATCCGAAGAAACAGAAGAACAGACAGACGAGGTAGACGAGACCGTAGAGGAGTAAAGCATGGACGAACAGTGGAACCGGGACGAGGACGAGCTGAAAGAGCTAGAGGAACGACTGCGCCGGGAATACGCACAAGCGACTATTGAGGCTCAGGAGTCGCTCGATAAGTACATGCGAGACTTTAAGCGAAAAGACGCAGAGTGGCGTGCTAAGGTTGAGGCGGGCGAAGTCACCGAACAGGAGTATCTTAACTGGAAAAAGGGACAAATAGCCGTCGGTAAGCGCTGGGAGGCTATGAAAGACGTACTAGCGCATGACATGTTGAACGTAAACAATATAGCACGGGCTATGGTGTACGGTTCGATCGTGGAAACGTATGCTAGTAACTATAATTTCGGGCTGTATGAGATCGAAAGCGGGCTACATGTAAATACTAACCTTGTGTTGTACGACCGGCACGCAATACAGACACTTGTAACAAAGAACCCGGACTTGTTACCCATGCCGTCACCGCGTCGGTTGCGTGAATTAGTCGAGGCCGGGGAGCTGTTATGGGAAAAACAGCAAATACAGTCGGTCATGATACAAGCGATTATGCAGGGCGAGAGTATAGGCGACATAGCGCGCCGCGTCACTGAGACGCTGGGCGAACGAAATTATCATGCGGCAGTCAGGAACGCGCGAACAATGACAACGGCCGCCTCTAATATGGGGCGCACAGACGCTTATATAAGGGGCGAAGAAATGGGAATAGAGGGCGTGCGTGAATGGGTTGCCGTTCATGATACCCGGACACGACACGCGCACAGACAGGCCGACGGGCAACAAGTAGGTGTCAAGGAACCGTTCAATGTGGACGGGTACGAAATGAAGTGCCCGGGAGATCCAACGGCACCGGGGCGCCTTGTTTATAATTGCCGGTGCATGATAAAGTACATACCGAAAGGACTAAAACCAACAGCGAACCTAGAAAGAGTAATTCGCGGGTATTCGTCGTATGATGAATGGAAAAACAGCAAGCCCGTATACTCAAAAAAGAAACAGAAAGGCGGCTGAGATCATGGACGACTTTATTACACATAGAAAAGAATTCGACCGGGAATTAGAAAAGGCACTTGAGCGCACTCTTGAGGCCGTGGGTGAATTCTTACAGGGCGAAGCGGGCGACGAGCTGGAAAGATCACCTACACGAGTAGATACCGGGCGTTTGCGCGGCAGTATTGATTATCGTGTGGACATGGACAAGGACGACACGGCCGTATACGTCGGGACGAACGTCAGATACGCCGTATATGTGCACGAGGGCACGGGTATATATCACCCGAACGGACGCCGCACAAAGTGGGTATACAGGGACGAAAAGGGACAATTCCACGCAACGCGTGGTATGCCACCAAACAGGTTTTTGAAAAACGCTATTGTCAGGAACAAGAAACAGATAGAACAGTATTTCAAGGACAATTTGAAGTTCTAGCGTTTCAAAATGTATTGACATTTACAAACGAGCGGAAAAGAAATATTATTAGGGTGTATAGCAAAAGAGCGCTATACACCCGTATTTTTTACTTGAATTCCTAGAGAACAGGAACCGAAAGAAAGGAAGGTATAACGAGACATGGCACTTACTAAGGCACAAGTACGAGAGATTTTGAGCGCGGCGGGCGTGGATAGTGAACACATGAGCGCGGCCGTTGACGCGATTATTTCAGGACACACGGCTTCTATTGAGGCGTTGAGAGAAGAACGCGACACATACAAGACAGAGGCCGAAAAGGTACCGGGGCTTGAAAAGGAGAACGCCGACTTAAAGAAGGCGACCGAGGGCAAGGACTATGACGCGTTGAAAAAGGAATACGACGATTACAAGGCCAAAACAGAGGCGGCCAAGACACGCGGCGACGTCGAAAAGGCTTACAAGAAGATTCTTACAAAGGCCGGTATCGACGAAAAGTATCACGCTAGGATCATTAAGATTTCAGACCTTGACGGCTTGAAGCTTGATGATAAAGGCGAGATCACCACTGCAGATGATGTACTGAAAACCGTTAAGACAGACTTTAGCGAGTTTGCCGGTACAACTAAAGTGTCCGGGGCTAAGACTGCTACACCGCCAAAGACGGGCGGCGGCCAAAAGAGAACGAAAAAAGAGATCATGGAAATTGAGGACACGACCGAGAGACAGGATGCGTGGGAAGAATACCTCAATTCCGAAACAGAAGAGTAAAGGAGAGACATTATGCCTAATGTAGAAACAATGAGCACGCCGAGAAGCGCGCTCCCGAACGCATTTAATAACATTACCGCGCGTGAGATGGACTTTGTTACTCAGTTTGAGAAAAACTGGGATTCGCTCCGTGAGGTCATGGGTATTGCACGCCCGGTTAAGAAAGAGGACGGCTCCATTCTGAGAACATTCACCGCGTCGGTTGAACTCGAAGATGGCAAAGTACCGGCAGGTGCAGTTATTCCCTATTCTAAGGCGACCGTAACAGAGGCTACCAAGGGCGAAATTACCCTTGAGAAGTACGCAAAGGCTGTTACTATCGAGGACGTAACAAGATACGGCGCAGAGGTTGCCGTACAAAAGACAGACGACGCGTTCAAGAACGAGCTGCAGACAAACGTCCTTGACCGTTTTTATGATTTCCTGAAAGAGGACGAGCACGCACTGGGCAAGAAGTACGGATCTTTTCAGATGGCCGTGTCTATGGCTATCGGACTTGTAAGGGACAAGTTCAAGAAGATGCGGAAGGACATTTCAAGCATTGTAGTATTCGTAAACACACTTGATGTGTACGAGTATCTGGGCGCCGCAAATGTTTCAATGCAAACGTTAAACGGCTTAGAGTATCTCAAGAATTTTCTTGGAGCTACTACAATGATCGTTTCTTCTGAGATCGACCGTGGAACTGTAATTGCGGTACCGTCTTCCAACATGGTACTGTATTACATTGACCCGTCTAGCGCCGACATTAAGAAGCTGGGACTTAACTACGTTGTTTCCGGCGAGACTAACCTTATCGGGTTCCACGCAAACGGTAACTATTCTACTGCAGTAGGTGAGAGCTTCGCTACAATGGGCTTGCAGCTGTGGTATGAGTACGCAGACGGTGTAGCTATCAACACATTCGACGTAGCAGAAGACGACGGCGAAGAAGGCGGCGACAACAGCAACAACAACAGCAATGACAACAGTCAGGGCGGCGACGACACAGAAGGAGCTTAATATGTGGCGTGTAATTGTTCGTTTTAAGGACTTGAAGGACAACGGGCACCTGTATAACGAGGGCGATACGTACCCGCGCAAGGGTAAGCGTGCAAGCAAGGCGCGTATTGCTGAGCTTTCCGGCACTGAAAACAAGCGCGGAGTTGCACTCATTGCTGAGGTTGACGAGGAGGAGTAAGATCATGCTGAGCCGGCTATGTGGTTACTGTAGAAACTATTTCGAGCGTGAAAAGGTATTCGGTGTATTTAAGATCGAAAACACCGTACTTACACGCGTAGGGGGCGAATTCGCCCCGCTGGAAGGTCAATACGTGCGCATAGTCGGCTCCGTTCTTAACGACGGCGTGTACGAATACAAGGCGGCCGGTATTACCGGGTTGCGTGATGAATCATTCGAGGGCGCCGTGTGGCTGCTTGCAATTCCTAGTGACTTTATCGCATTGTCGGCAGAGGACGACGCATGGTGGTCTAAGTACGGAGACGCTGTAAATTCTCCGTTTTCGTCTGAGAGTATTTCTGGTAGTAGCTATTCGTATTCTATGGCTAGTTCGAGTGGCGCGACTGGATCAGACGGGGCGTGGGCGGCGGCTTTTGCGCCTAAACTTTCTCAGTGGAGGAAAATATGAACGCGTTTTCTAGCCCATTGCTTGACAGCATGAAAGAAACATGTGTACTGCTTAACAAGTCGGTCACACGCGACAAGGTGGGCGGCTATGTGACAGTGTATACGCGCGGGGCTGAGTTTGACGCGGTTATCGCTGAGAATACAAGTGTAGAAGCGGCCATTGCTGGTATCAACACCGAAAAAAGCATGGTAGGCGTGACGGTAGATAACGGCGTACCTCTTGAATATCACACGGTATTCATGCGAGAAAAGACAAGCAAGACATACCGGGTAAGAACGTCGGACGTTCTCAAGTCGCCTAGTATATCGCCGGTGGGCGCAAAAGTCGTACAGTGCGAAGAATTCGAGATCACGGAGGCAATTCAGGCGTGAACAAGTGGGAAGTACAGCAGGCATACTGGGAGAGTTTCGGGCTGAGGGCGTTCAACGAACAGACCGTACCCGCGACTATTCCCGACGATCAGGGCGACATGGTACCACTTGCACCCCCGTATATCACGTATGAGCCGGCGATAGGTTCTATCAATGAGACGGTACCTATTTCTGCGAAAGTGTGGTATTACGGCACGTCAAACGCTGAGGTAACAAACAAGGTTACAGAAATGGAACCGAACATGAACCGAGTGCTTGAATTTGACGGCGGCGTGCTCAAGGTGCGGAAACCTGAAAGATGGGCGAGACAGGCACCCGAGGATCCGACAGACGAACAGATACGAGCTATTGAGCTAAACGTAGAAATGGAATTCATTTCATTATAACAGGAGGAAAAATTATGTGGAGTGCTTCATTACTTGCCGCAACGGCGGCTAACAACATGCAGGTTGACGCTGGTACACTTTTGTCGGCGTTCGACATTACGCACGTAGTACCACCGGCCGACGCCGACATTATCGCGGCAACAACGGGCGATTTTACAATCACTGATACGGCTGAGTGGACAGACTTTCTTGAGGACGTAAACAACGCCCCTAACGGCACCAAAGAAGGCGCACGTATTACCGGGCGCACACGTTCTCTTGCGGTGTCAATTATCGAGATCACGAAAAAGACACTGAAACTTGCGCTGGGCGCGGCTGAGGAAATGGCAAACGGCGGCGTGCGTGCACGTAGACAGGTACAGCTTGCCGACTTTACCGAAATGTGGTGGATCGGTGACATGGTAGACGAAAACAAGATCCTTGTTGTTCACCTGAAAGACAGTATTTCTACGGGTGGACTTTCCCTTACCACGTCTAAGAACGGCAAGGGCAATCTTTCGCTTACGATCACGCCGCACCCGACAATCGCAGACCTTGACGCGTCGCCTATGGAATACTACATTCTTGAAAAACTTGACGAGAGCGCGGCGGCTTATACGTTCACTGCGGTAACACCTGTAGGGTCAGAGAACCCGAAAACTGAGGGCTGGTACGTTCTGAGTGGTGACACATACATTCAGACCAACGATACAACCGTAGACGCCAATAAGACCTATTACGAGCGCACAGAAGAAGGAGCTTAATGAGAAATGAAAACCCTTGCAAATTGTTCTAACGTCGAATTTCTGAGACAGTGCAACAAGATCAGACATCAGGTGCAGGACTGGTTGAAAGATACCGGCGTGCTTGAGATCAGAAAGCGCACATGTGACCTTGTAGAAATCAAGGACACAATGAGCGCAGCAGAAAAAATCAAGGCCGAAACTGAAAACAACCTGCGTATTCAGGCACAGGCAAAGAAAAATATTTCGGACATGCTTGATGCGGCGCTTGACGCGAACGCTGAGAAAACTCTTGAGCTTTTGGGGCTCATGTGTTTCCTTACACCCGAGGAAACCGAGAAAGAAAAGCCGTTTAAGCTCCTTAACGCGTTTGCTGATATGCTTAACGACGAGGACGTAGTGGGTTTTTTTTCCTCATTGATGAAGTCGGGGCTGATAAATTCGGTGAGCTAATTACTACAATTCGACTTGATTTACTAGAGGTACTGGGGAGAGGCTACGTAATGCAACATTGCGTGGCCTCTTTGCGCAAGGAGAATATACTAGAGGCGTTCGCGTGCTATATGGGCGAGGGTATGCGAATTCTTACCGAGAACACGGCTAATATGGCCGGCGGTTCGTCGTTGTCGTCCCGGTTCTATGACATATTGCACCCGGAGAAAAAGGAAAAACCGAAAACGGCGGAACAGGTAATAGATCACCTGAGACAGAAAATGAGCTAGTAGGAGGCAATTATGGCGTTTAATGCTTTTGAGGCTTTTGTTAAGCTGGGCGTAGATCGTAAACAGCTTGACAAGGACATGGACAAAGTAGAAAAGGACTTGAAGAAAAGCAAGATATTCAAGGACAAACTACTTACAAAAATAGGCGTAGATCCTAAAGAATTCGACAAGAAAATGGACGAGGCGCACAAGAAAGTCGAGAAATTGACGTCGGCCGTTAAAAAAGTCGGTTCTACAATGGGCTCAGCGCTGGGAAAAGTCGGGACACTTGCCCTAAATGCGACTACAACGGCATTGAAAGCGACCACGGCCGCAATGGGCGGCGCCGTCGCCGGGGTTATTGCGCTTGCGAAACAGTCATATAGCGCATACTCAGAATATCAACAGTTAGTCGGCGGTGTACAGAAACTATACGGCAACATGAACTTGTCGCTTGAGGAGTGGGCTGAGAAACAGGGGCGCACTCTTGAGGACGCACGCGCCGACTACGAGCGCAACGCTGAGGCTGAGGCGTACATACTGGAAAAAGCACGCAATGCATACGCTACAACCGGCATGAGCGCTAATAAGTACATGGACACGGCAACACAATTCAGTGCTTCGCTTGTGTCCGCGCTTGGTGGCGATACACTAAAGGCCGCTGAGGAAACAGACAAGGCCATGCGTGCAATTTCTGATAACTGGAACACGTTCGGCGGCGACATGGAGGCGATCACGAACGCCTACAAGGGATTTAGTAAACAAAATTTTACAATGTTAGATAATCTTAAGCTGGGCTATGGCGGTACAAAGACCGAAATGGAACGGCTTATTGCCGACGCTGAAGCGATAAACAGCAATTTTAAGGCCGCACGCGACGAAAACGGCAAGTACGCAATGTCATTTAATGACATTATTGACGCTATTGACATTATTCAGCAAAAACAGCAAATCGCCGGCACCACAGCTAATGAGGCGTCGAAAACTATTTCGGGTTCTTTCGGCTCATTGAAGGCGGCGTGGGAAAACCTTGTAACAGGGTTCGCGGATCCCGACGCCGACTTAGGACAGCTCATTACAAACGTTGTTGAGACGGCGGGTGTAGCGCTACAGAACGCTATACCTACGATCGTGCAGGCGCTAGGTGGTATCGGACAGGCCATAGAACAGCTTGCACCTGTTATCGGTGAACAGCTCCCGCCGCTGATAGAACAGACCTTGCCGGCCATTTTGTCGGCCGCGTCGTCTCTTGTACAGTCCATAGCCGACGCCTTGCCGGGCTTGGTAAGCATAATAAATGAACAGCTCCCGGGCATACTTGAGACCATTTTACCCGTTGCTATTTCGGCGCTTACGACCATTTTTCAGGCCATAGGCGACGTTTTGCCTACTCTCCTAAAGATCATTGAGGAGAACAGCGACGCCTTGACTACTGGTATTGTGTCTATAATAGGCGTTGTCGGTCAGATAATTCTTGAGGCCTTGCCGGTGCTCATTCCTATAGCGGTGGAGCTGCTTAATAAGCTCATGAGTGCCTTAACGGCAAACCTTGACGCCGTAATTGACGGCGGAATACAAATTGTCACTACATTAGCAGACTCACTTCTTAAGCCTGAGAATATAAAGGCCCTTGTAGACGGCGCAAAAACGCTATTATTAAAGCTAATGCAGGGATTTCAAAAGATAATGCCTAAGCTCATACCGCAGATGGTAGACGCATTTTGCACACTTGCAGAAGCCTTGACGGATCCTAAGGTGCTGGGCGACCTCATTACAGGCGCACTTGATTGCATATTAGCTATAGTGCAGGGCCTTGTGGAGGCCGCGCCACGTCTCGGACAGGCCGTAATTACCATTATCGGAAATTTGATTATGACGATCATAGACAAGGGCCCGGAGATCCTTTCTCAATTATGGACACTTGTTGAGGGTATTCTTACCGGGCTGTTCGGGTTCGTGATGGGCTTGCTTGGTTCTAGCTGGGAAGATATACAGGAAAGCTTTTCTGCAGTATTTGAGTACATAGGGCAATTCTTTAGCGACATTTGGGATAAAATAGGCGAATTCTTTGTAAATATCGGTACAAGTATAGCGGGTTTCTTTACGAACGCGTGGGACGGTATAACGGGATTCTTTGAAGATGTATTTAGCGGGACGTGGCTTACGGATATTATCTCAGCTATTGGAGATTTCTTCTCCGGGATATGGGAGGACTTCACAGGCTGGATAGGCGATATATGGGACGGCGTGACCGGGTTTGCTGGAGATTTAATTGATAAGGCTGGCGAGATCGTTTCAGACGTAACCGGCAAATTCATGGAGCTTGTCGCAAAAGGCGCTACATGGGGTAAAGACATGATACAAGGCATCATAGACGGGATCGGTGGTATGTTGTCTGATTTGTGGGACACCGTTACCGACGTTGCAGAGGGGATTGCTGATTTTCTCGGGTTCTCGGTACCGAAAAAAGGCCCTATGTCACACGCGGACAAGTGGGGCCCGGACATGGTAGACCTTATCGCAACCGGCATAGACGACGAGGAACCGAAACTTAAAGATAAAGTGCGCAAGGTGGCCGGCAATATTCAAGAGGGCATGAGCGACCTAAACATTTCGCCGCTTAAGGTAGACGCGATTGGCGTTGCTGATGTACAATCTAAAGTGAGCGGAACGTATGAAGTACAGAACAGCCGCATAAACGACCTCATAGAAATTGTGCGCGATTTCATGCGACAGGGACAGGAAATAGTTATTCCTGTATACATTGCCGGAAAACAGGTTGACGAGATCCTTGTAAACGGCAAGAACAGGATCACGACGAGATCAGGAGGAATGGTAAATGTATGATTTATTGTCGATAAACGGCGTAGACTTGCCCGACGTAATGCCGGGCAAGGGTGATATTACTGTTCAACCGAACCCGAAATACAATGAGCACGACGTGGAAAGCGGCGAGAAAGTCATAGACGTTATTGACGAGACAGAGACGATGATAATGGGTAGCGTGTCTTATAACGGCCTCTTAGCGGCTCAGGTAAGCGCCATAAACAGCATTGTAAGGACTGTTTCGACTATGACTATATACAACCCCTTGACGGGCAGTATTCGCACGTTTAAGGCGCTTATAGTGCGACAGCCTCTTACACGGCTTATTCATGACGGCGTGGCGAACGCGTGGAGCTTTTCGTTCGATTTTGAGGAAATAGGGGGCGTATCATGAGTATAGCGACCACACAGGCCTATAAAAACATGATGGAAGGGCACGAGATACACAGCCGGATCGTGCTTACTATTGAGGACGGGCGAAATACTTTGACGCTTGCAGACAAGGACGTTGTACGTGACAGTCTTTCTATAAACTGGAGAAGCACAAACAACGGTGACTTTTCTCTAGGGACGTGTTACGCGGCGTCCTTGTCATTTACGGCCTTGCAAGGCATGGACGATCAGTTGACGGGCGACGTGCTTACACTTACCCCAACGGTGTATTATGACACGCTTAACGGCGCAGAACAGGCTATACCGCTGGGCGTGTTTGAGTGTGAGAACCCCATAATGTACACGAGAACGACCGCCTACGAGTGTTATGACAAAATGTTGCACTTTGACAAAAAAGTCACCGACAGGGTATCAGGAACGCCGTTTAACATGCTTGCGTTCATTTGTGAGCAATGCGGCGTTGTACTGGGTAATACGTCTCAGGAAATCGCGCGCATGTGCAATTCTACGCATGTAGTCGTTTTGGATCCGTTGGACGTGGAAACGTACCGCGACGGCCTTGTTATGATAAGTGCGTTGCTAGGTTGTTATTGTCAGATGGGGCGTGACGGCAAGTTTTATTTGCGCCGGTTCCACACTACACCCGATTTGTTTATTATCAAGCGCCGGCGTATCAGTACGGCTTTTATGGGGTACGAAACGCTTATTGCGGGTGTAAAGTGCCGTTTCCTTGCGGAACAGAATTACGCGCCGTATGAGTACATTACAGAAAACCCGGGGCTTGTCGTTGACTTGGGTGACATTCCCATTATTGAGGATAACCCGGACGGCAAGTATGCAATGTTAGAGGCCTTGTACGAGGATATAAAAGACATTGCGTATTATCCGTGTGAGATCAACATGGTGGGAGATCCGTCTATTGAAGTGGGCGACATGGTAACGACACTAGACAGGACAGGCCGGGAAAAGAATTTACTTTTAACGTCTGTAACATGGAACTGGAGAGCCGACGCAACAATAACGTCTGAGGGCGGGGATCCTAATAAAGACAAGGTAACGACGGCCGCAAAGAGGGCGCAGAAACAGGCTGAGAAACAGGCTGAGAACGCAAAAGTTGTAACGGCTACTTATGTGAACGCCGACACAATAGAGATCGACGGCACGGAAGAAAAAGAGATTACGCTTTTGCGGTTCGTAACGAATAGGGACTTGACGGCTATTTTCGGGGCTGAGATCCCGGTATATAGTGACGGTGAGGGTTACATTAAGATCACGTACAGCGACGGTGGAATAGAGGGCGACGTGGTGAGGTACCGGCTGCACGACGGCTATAACCTTGTGACGCTGGTAAACCATTTGCACTACGACGCGAACCGCATTGTGCATTTATTCTTAATGGCTGAGACTGAGGGTATAGGCACAGGAACGGCGCCGACGGTTAGTATTGAACGTGATACCATTCGTTCGTATATCTTCGCTCAGGGAATGGAAACGGAGGCACCGTGGGACGGTATTATATCTCTTATGGACGACGTACCGTATGCTGTTACTATGCTGGGTATGCAAGCGCTTACAGACATGGTTACATTGCGCACGGAGTACCCGTTGTCGAACGTACTAGCCGACGCGCTAGACGAATTCGCAATGCGTATGCAAGCGGGCGTATTGAGTGATACAATGATATTAGAGCTACATTATCACGACGATATAAACTATTGCGGCGAGGGCTACTACGCCGGCACGGAGGGCGTGCTATTATGACGACTTACGGGGCAAGACAAAGTATATATTCAGTCGAACAGGATCACGATACGCTTGTTATATCGTTCTCGGTTTATGGGCGTGTCGTATCTGAGGAAAAGGCAGAACGGCGACTAAGCAACAAAGAGCTTTACGACTTGCTTGTTGTCAAGGCTCAAGAGTACAAGGAGGCAGATCATGAATAACCCGTATATTTCCTATTCGTGGTTAGATAGAATAAGCGAATACCCGACGCGTAGACAGATCACTAGCACGTCGGATCCTACAGACGTGAAACAGGTGTACGTGTCACGCGACGAAGGCGACATTACAGAACAGGGCACGCCGTACACGGCAGAGCGCATGAATTCGCTGGAAGGCCGTATAAATGCGGCGTTTGCGGCCATTGTATCAGGACTGGCGGAAACACTGACAGGCACGACAGATCCGGCACCCACGGCCGGCAAAAACGGCGATACATATTATAAGACAGAGACAGAAGCGGGCGAAACGTCCGTTGTAGCTGTTTTTGTAAAGATCGCCGGCGAATGGTTAGAGGTAGCAACCGGAGGCGCACAGCTTCCACAAGCCGAGGGGAGTGAGTTCTGATGGAAGTATCTAAAGTAATTAGATGTGAATTTTGCACCTATTCGAAGCCATTCATTGATATGTTTACTGGCAAAAAGAGATATGCGTGCGGTCTTAATCAGACTATCGAATTTGGTGGTTTTGGTGATGAAGAATTGATGGTGGATAACGGTTGTGAAAACGGGAAGGTGAGAACATGATGATTGTCAATATCTGTGGTATTCCGTATGAAGTGCAAGAGGTAGAACATAAACTTGATTGTGTTATGTCACTAGGTCAAATCAATTATAAAGACCAAGTTATCTTGCTGAATAAAGATCAAAAAGAACAGTATAAGATACTTACTTTGATTCATGAAATGGTTCATGGTATGTTGTCTATGATAGGCAGGGAAGATTTGAGTGGAGATGAACAATTTGTGAATGCTTTAGCAACAGCAATCAATATTGGTTTTGATGTGAAAGAGGTGCAGAAAGATGGCTGAAAAAGTATTGGAAAAGTTAATCAAAAAACTTGTCAATCTTTATTATAGGCGTACTCATTTTTATGCATGGACATGGGGCATTGATGAAATGAACGGAATTTCTATTCTATCCGAAGAAGTCCATGAAAACTTCACAAGGTACGGAACAAAGGAAATTCCACACGCAGATAGGGGTGGTTCTGATGGCTGATTACGCGATTCATGAAGAAACCCTGCTTGCACAGGCAAATATTCTGCGGAAGAAATTCGGGACTAACGACAGACAAGACCCTGCGGATTATCCTGCTAAAATGAATCTGATGGGGCCTCTTGAAGAAAAGACGGTTTCGGGAAGTGTAGTCGCCTTTTCCGATGGCGCAGACGCAGTTTTGCTAAAGTCTTGCGCAGTGACGATTGCGCCGAACATTGACGGTGTTTCGTCCGTGGACGTGGTGAAAGGCGGCTACAATTTTATAGACGCAAGTACGGCAGAATATGGGAATTTGAATATCAATACAGGAAATGTTGATACGACAAGTACATCATGGAAAACAACGGATTTCATGCCGTTATTTGCAGGCGATTTTATCTTCACATGGGTATCCAGTAGTACATATTTCCAAGTAAAATGGGTTGCTTATGACAGTAATAAAACAAGGATTGACGGAGAGTCAACTGCAACATGGACTTCTGTATATTCTAAACAGTTTACTTTCCCGACAGGCACGGCGTTTGTTCGCTTCTGTTGGTCGGTAGTAGTTAGCGGAAATCCAGTAACAAGGGAAGATATTAGATTAAACCGTGGTTCTGTCGATTTAGGTTATACGCCATATGTACAACCCACCATTCACACGGCAAACCTCGGGCGCACGATTTACGGCGGACAGGCGGACGTGGAGAACGGCACAGGGACGGACGGTTATATCAATATCACTTTTGACGGTTCAGAAAGTGGATGGCGGTTCGGTACATCTTCGGATAAAAACCGAGTATATATCGAACTGGAAAATGCAAAAGCGTCCGTGGGTTCTTTTGTCGGTAACTATATCGAAGCACTGAACAGCGCGCAGGGTTATCCGTCCGAGTGGAAAGCATGGATAAATGCAAGTAGCCAACTTGTTATCGGTGTGCCGTCAACAATCACTTCAAAAGCGGACTGGCAAGCGTATCTTGCACAGAATAATCTCATTGTGTCGTATGAAAAGGCAACGCCCGAAGATTTCACGTTTACCCCTGTTCCGATAAATTCACGGCTTGGGGACAATACCTTGTGGTCAGACGGTGACTTGTCCGTGGTCTATCGGTCTAGCGGAACACAAACACTGATACCACCTACGCTGATTTCAAAGACAATCACAGCGAATGGCACATACTCTGCCGAGGACGATGGAGCAGATGGATATGATGCGGTGGTGGTCAATGTATCGGGCGGTGGGGGAAACACGCCCGAAGCTACACAAACACTGATTTGTGATAATTCGGCACTTGGGTCTACTCTGACGTTTACGGACGATTACGAGAATTACGACTTGATAAAGTTTGTGGTGTATCGTTCCGACATAGGAAATCAGTTTACTTTCTACATGACGCCCGCAATGATAAACGCTATGGGGCAGTATTCAAGCAACCGTATCAATTTTAACCAGCCGTACGGCAACAATTTTGTGTGCTACACAAAAACGAGCAATACGGCATGGACTAGGTACGGTGTAAGAAACCTAGCTGTAAAATACGTTTACGGCTTGACGTTCACGAATTGCACGGTCACGGAAACAGAATTGTACAACAGGCAAGGAATAGGGAGTAGTAATGTTACATTCACGCCGCCAACGGGCGAAACATTCTTTGATTATGATTATATTCTGCTTGCTACTTGCACCGGCAACAGCGACGAGACGCAAGCAAACCTTGAGGTATTCCAGCCGGACATTGAAAAGGACATTTTCGGAAGTGACAATGCCGACGAAAACTCAGTGCGTGTGTATAAATACAATCAGGGCGGAACATTCGTAACGGTGACAGAGAATACGATAACAGCGTTTTCGTACTTCTACGCATGCGGGTTAAAGCTAAGTTATAACCAACAGAATTTACTAGGCGGGTTTAACTCGAATAGTGAACAGGGTGAACAGGAAAACGAGATAGAAAACGAGTTAAACGAGTTAGAACAGGAGGAAAGTGAGACATGAACCTAAGCGAAAGAATTGTACAGGCGTATTTACAGGGGCGCAGAATTCCTCTTGAGGGACGCGCTAAGCTGGTAATTAAGGACGTGCACACGGGCAAAGTGCAGATCATTGAGAAGCACAACATTGTGACTAATGCGGTGGCCGACGTTCTGAGTAAGAATTATTGCGGCCTTGCCCGGTTCGCAAGTTTGCAACCGCTCAAGTCGCTGTTCTCGGGGTGTCTTTTGTTTCAAAACGCTATTACTGAGGATCCCGACAATTTCAACCCGCCGTCTGAGGACGTGAACCCGCTTATAGCTCATGCGTCACAGGTACCCAACGACACGGCGTCGCTATTGCGTGGAAATCCTATTGTTTCCGATATTGTCGAAACAGACACGAGTGTTCGCTGGGCGTTTTCGTGGGACACGTCTCACGGCAACGGTACAATACGGTCAATTTGCTTAGTGCCGGACGTGCTGGGCTCAATGGGCTTAAAGCCATTTGACGCGACGTACAACCCCGTTTCTTCTTTTGGTAACGATCAGGAATACAACAATACTTGGAGTGAGGATATAAGCAAGCAATACCCGTTTACGATTGACGAGGACGGCAAGACAGCAAAAACAATCTACATAGACGGGGCGACGTTTAAGGAATATACGATCCGGCACGACTATTTAGCGTTCGGGATCATGAGAGACAGCCGGACGTGGCAGGACGTTTCAACACGCACGGCGTCGGTAAGAACAGGTAACAACCGTTTTATTTTCGACGACGACAGCTACTACTATGTAGCACGCGCCACAAGTGCAACGACTTTACAGGTTGATAAGGTATCTAAAACCGACATGAGCGTGACGCAAGCCGACTGCACGTTCTCTGGCGTTTCCTTGTACACCGGGACAATAAGCGGAAAGCCGCTTAACTGGAGAACGTTTGCTTACGACGGCACGTACTTGTATTATCCGAACGCCGCAGGTACCGGGTTCTTGAAGCTCAATATTACAGACAACAACGATGTAACAGCGCTTGACGGTGAAATCGTTATTGACAAGGGAAATGTGTCTAGGCCTAGAGGGGACGCAGATCAATTCGCAACGCCTCTTGTAATTTCACCCGGGCTTATTCTCGGTAATAACTACATTATCAACGGCGACACGGTATATCAGATCAAAAGAACCAACGCTATAGGACTGCAGCCGAACTATAATTATGATGATGTATCGTACCTTGACTTGATAAGATCCGGCGCGGCGTGTTATGGCAATGCGAAACAGACTTTCTACAACGGCTACTGGTCGGGGCAGTCAAACGTTCTTGTAGCTATGTTTCTTTCTACGATCAACAACCTTGAAAGTGCTGTAGTAAAGTCAACGGCTCAGACTATGACCTTGTATTACGAAATTTCAGAAGTGCAGGAGGAAGAATAAAATGGAACAGCATGTAAACAAGGCCGTTCTTGCGGCTAGTGGGATTATAGGACTATGCACGGCAATAGCCGGGCGTTACGTTATCCTCATTGTACTTGTGGCCGTAGCAATAAGCCTAGACGTCGTTTCGGGGCTCATACGTTGTGCGGCGACGGGCGAACCCATTACAAGCAAGCGCGGGGCGCAGGGCTTTTGGAAGAAAATGATATTGCTGTTCGCTATGGCGTTTGCGTTCTTCCTTGATGTGAGTATACCTACTATACTTGAGGTTGTGAGTATCAAGCTCCCGGTAGACAGATCACTACTTTTCGGATCCGTTGTAGGCGTGTATATCATTCTCAATGAGAGTATCAGTATCGCGGAAAACATTTACAAGGCGAATAATAAGAGCTTGCCTAAGTGGATCAAGAAACTACTCACCGGGGCAAAGAAAGAAATAGACGAGATCGACAAGAAAGAGGGTGTAGACAGTGACAAAAAGTAACTTGTACCTAGTAGATTATGCTGAGGCACAGCTTGGGAACATGTACGTTTACGGTTGTTTCGGGCAAGTGGGATCAGAACAGCTTTACAAGGAGAAAAAGGCGCAATATCCGGCTCAGATAACAAAGTGGCCGAAAGCGACTTATGAGGTAGGCTATGGCAAGCGCTGGTATGACTGTGCCGGGCTCATTAAGGCCGCAATGTTTTGTGATACGCCCACTTCTAAGCCGGTGTATAACAGCAAATATGATGTGTCGGCTAACGGTATGATAGAGCTATGCAAAGAACAGGGCGCTTACTCAGGAATTCCAAACATTCCCGGGCTCATTGTGTGGAAGTCGGGACATGTGGGCGTGTGGGTAGGCGACGGCGAACACGTAATTGAGGCAAAAGGCCACATGTACGGTGTCGTCAAGACGACCGATACAAAGTGGCTCAAGTGGGGCAAGCTCCCGTGGTTTGAGTATGCGGAACCCGAACCGATACCGACACCCACGCCGGCGGGCGGTGATTTCACCGAGATCCCGTTACCCATTCTCAGAAAGGGCGTACAGGGCGAGAAGGGCTCCGTTATGAGCTTACAGGCACTTCTCAATTGCAAGGGCTTTAGAGATCAGAACAACGAAACGCTGGTAATTGACGGATCCTTCGGTAGCAAGACAGATTATGCCGTAAAGCGTCTACAGCGTGCGGTGTACCCGTCTTGCGGCGAAATCGACGGCGTAGTAGGCAGAAAGACTTGGGAAAAGCTCATAACAATGTTATAATAAAAAGCGGGTTTGAGTTTATTCATTTCTGAGAACCCTCCTTTTTTGAGCGGGCGCTACAGATCATGTAGCGCCTTTTTCGTTCCTGAAACAGAAATGTAATGCGCTATTTTGCTTTTTTGCCCTTGTATTTGTACCTCTACCGTGGTATTATAAGGTTGTCGAAAGACATTGAACCTTGAAAACTCACTCAGCGAACAGGGCGGCCGCAAGGCTTAAAAGGCTAGTAACTGAGGTTCTAGGCAAAGGGGAGTAAAACGAAATACAACAAGGTGTGATACCCGGACGGCAAACACCACCGAAAACGCGACAAGCCGTGAAACAACCCATGACGCGCAAGTAACAATAGCAGGAGCACACAGAAGAACGACTATCGCAAGGACACCTTCACTAGAACAGAGTTTTCAAGGATCATTAAATAAAATCAAAAAGGGAGGTATAAGATCATGAAAAACGCGGTTATTCTAATGAGGCTTGCGGACTTTTTGAACGTCCTTGACGCACGGGCACACATTACGATTTTCGTAACAGAGACGGAGCAGGCGTTCTCAGGGCTAGTATATGAGGCCTTGACAGACAAGGCATTTATGCGAGAGTACGGCGACTGGGACGTTGCCGCGCTCAGAACAACAATGAGCTTGCTAACAATGCTTATTAGAGAGGAGGTGTTACCATGAAAACAGCTAGAGACGGCGCTAATTACGTGAGGAACCAGCAGGGGCACTCTATTGTAAAGCACTTGATTTTAGGGGCGTTCGTATTGTGGATCAACATACTGTATATCACAATAAGCCCTAACCACTACTGGCACTTATAAGAAGGAGGTACAGAATGAGACACGCGGCGAATAAGTGGGGCAAGTATTACACCCTTGATGGTGGATCCTGCGAGGTTATGGGGTGGTTATCGGTGGCGGCCGTGGGTGAGCTTGACGCCCGGCAGATCATGAAAGCTGTAGAACAGGCGTGCGACAGAAAGAATAGCCCGGTGTATGACAAGTACTTGGGATATTTTCAGAACAAGGCCGACGCAGAAAAGGCCTACGAATTCCATAGAAACAACCTTGAATACCGGGAATACTTGGGACAGCGCGGGGCACGCTATACCTACGTAGAGTATCTGAGACTTACTGAGGTAACTCTTGACGAGGAAGGCGACGAGTACGACTACGAAACTGTCACTATAGCGGTTGCAATGCCGAAAAAAACACGATAATATAAAACACAAGACCACTAAGGAGGTGGACTAATGAGACCACCGTGTAAGAATTGCGCAAGGCTGGGTTGCGGTTCGTACCATGACAAGTGCGAACCGTACCAGCAATGGAAAGAGGAAAAACGGCGACACAAGGAACGCGAAAGACGCGCCGCCGTGCCGGACGAATACAGATCCCGGATATTACAAAAAGCATTTGCTATAAAGCACAAGGAGGACTAATGAAATGAATACCACACTAGCTATTGTTATTTTACAGGCTGTTACACTTGTAGGACTGGCGGCCGCGCTTGTTTTTGTCGGGCGTGCCCTGAAAGCGCTTGACGAGATCACAGAAAGCCTTTTTCACACTGCAATGTCACTGAGGGTGACAGCAACGAAAGCGGAACGGCATTTCTCAAAGATCACGCACACGAACAAACAGGCCGTTGACGTAAAGAGAAAGCCGCTGGGCGGTTTTATCATTATCGAAAAGCCGCTTGACTTCCCGAACGATCACGACGAGGACGAGGACGAGTAAGGGGGCACACATGACACTGAGACAGGCCGTAAAAGCGAAAGGGTACACGGTGCCGGAGCTTGCCAGCAAAACAGATATACCTGTTCGGACGCTTGAGCACTATATAGACGGATCCCGGTCACTGAGAAAGGCCGCTTATGATACAGTGGTAAAGATCACAGAGGCACTAGACATAAATATTGACGACATAGAGGAGGTGTAATACTATGAATGAAACGGTACCGTATATCGTATTTGAGGGAGAACAGGCTAGAAACGAGCGACATATAAGGAGGCTATGGATTGCGCTTATCATAGCTATCGTTCTAGGTATAGCAGCAACGCTAATATCAAACGTTCTATGGTTAAGCGCATGGACAGCATACGACTATTCGAGTGAGGACATAGAAGTCAAAAGCGATACCGGCACTGCTAATTTTATCGGACGGGACGGTGATATAACAAATGGCGAGTATTCATGTGAGACGGAGAACGCGGACGCGTAAAGACGGTAAATCTAAAGGGACACGCAAGAGGAAATGACGTACAAGAATTCTGAAATGCAACGGCTTATTGACGAATATATACATTCTGAGCGCGACAGGCGCATTATGAAGCGCCGCCTGATAGATGGTATTTGTTATGAGCCGCTTGCTGAGGAATTCGAGTTATCAGTACGACAAGTCAAGAATATAGTGTACAGATCAGAAAGTATACTGTTTTCTAAACTTGAATAGTCCGACTCCCACGGGCACACAAGCAAAAAAGAGACGTAGACCCCCTGCGCCTCTTTTTTTGTGCCTGAAATTTGCACGTTTTATTCATTCTGAGAAATACATGCAATGGATAGAATTATCTCAGGAGGACATGTGCATGTGGATAGAATATAACCCGAACCCGACAGGCCGAAAGGTAGAAGATTGCGCAATACGCGCAGTAGCAAAAGCATTAGACACCGACTGGGAGAGCGCTTACGCTGAAATCGTGGCTACGGGGTTCCTTATGGGCGACATGCCGCACAGTAACAGCGTAATAGGCGCCGTACTCAGGAAACACGGGTACTCCCGGTATGCTATTCCCGACACTTGCCCCGACTGTTACACGGCAGAAGAATTCGCAGAAGATCACCCGGACGGTACATACGTACTCTTTTTTACTCGGCACGTTGCCACGCTGAAAGACGGTGCCGTCTATGATAGCTGGGACAGCACGCGCGAAGTACCACAATATTACTGGCACAAGGAGGACTGATAAAATGGCCTATAACTATTTCCCACAGTATTACAATTCACCCTACTTGCAACCCCCGGTAATGCCGGGACAGGCACAGCAAGCACCACAAGTTACGCCACAAGCTCAGAACCCGGCGCGGAACAGTGATTTTGTTCTTGTAAGATCAGAGGACGAGGCGAGAAATTACCCGGTGGCGTTCGGAAACACGGTCACGTTTAAGCATGAGAACGAACCGTACATGTACACTAAGACAATGGGAATGTCACAATTAGACCGTCCTGTATTTGAAAGATACAAGCTAGTCAAGGAAACGGCGCAGGACGCCCCACAGACGCACGAGAAAGAACAGGGCGACAAGGTTGTCATGGAAAAGCTACAGGGCGAAATAGACGCCTTGTGGCGCGAAATAGACGCACTCAAGAAAAAGGGACAGTCGAACGCGAGAAAAGCGCTTGACGAGGAGGGTGCGTAAATGAATAACCCCCTACAGATCATGCAATTATATTCTCAATTCAGAAACAACCCGCTGGGTATGCTTTCAAGGCGGTTTAATATACCTCAGAACATGAGCAACAACCCGCAAGGGATAATACAGCACTTACTTAATTCGGGACAGATCACGCAAGAACAGGTAAATAATGCCGTTCGTATGAAAAACGATCCCCGGTTCTCAAATTTATTCAGATAACAAACGCCTCAGTGCGCATAGGGCGGAAGTTATACGGCTAGAAAATCAGGTTACTAGTCGTTTACCTACAAAAGTTATAGGAGGAAAAAACAAATGGCACTTACAGATGAAAGTGGAAACGGCATGGTAATGCCGGTAGCCCCCATGTACGGCGGTGGAAACAACGGCGGCTGGGGTAACGGATTCGGTGGCGACGGGTGGTGGATCATTCTTCTGCTTTTGCTTGCCGGAAACAACGGTTGGGGCTTCGGTGGAGGCTTCGGCTGCGGTATGGGCGGTTTTGCGGCAGATGGCGCGGCGCTCTACCCGTGGATGAATCAGGCGGAAATCACAACACAGGGGTTCCAGAATTCGGCACTGTCAGGACAGCTTAACGGTATTCAGTCGGGTGTACAGGGCTTAGCTACTCAGCTTTGTAATTGTTGCTCCGACGTACAGCAGACCGTAAACAGCGGTTTTGCAAACGCTGAAACAGCGGCGAACGCTAGACAGATCGCAAACATGCAGCAAGCTTTCTCTTCTCAGATGGCAACACAGCAGGGCTTTAACGCGCTTGCTTCGAACTTTGCCGACTGTTGTTGCGAAAACCGTCTCGGTATCGCGGACTTGAAGTATACCATTGCAACCGAGAACTGCGCAGACAGACAGGCTCTTAACGAGGGGATCCGTGACGTTATCACAAATCAGACAGCAAACACCCAGCGTATTCTTGACAAGCTTTGTGACCAAGAACTGCAGGCCGAGCGTAGAGACAATGCAAACCTGCGTTCTGAGCTGATGTATGCACGCGGTCAGGCTTCGCAGATCGAACAGACGGCCGCTATTCGTGCAGGACAGAACGCTACCATGACAGCGCTCGTGAACGAACTTCGCAGTTGTCCTATCCCGGCGCAGCCTGTATACGGTT